TGCACGCAAACACATTTCGTTCTTTAAGGACGTAATATTTGGTCTCAGATCAAAGTGTGTAAAGCTCGCTCTCAATTTCTTAATGCGATGTACTAAGTACTAGCTTGAAATATGGGAACGCATTTGGACACCGTTGTAGACGAAGATAATCTCCGCTTCCTGTTACTGTGATCACCCGTTAACTTATGTTGTCATTAAGTCATATCTAAGATATGGCCAATGCTTCATAGCTAAAGGTAGGTCTGCAACTTGTAAATTGATTAAACAAGATGCATTAGTAACGAAGAATTACTACTATGGTATGGTCGGGTTTGACACCCCACCCGCGATCTAGCTTCCTGCTCTTGAAGAGCGACAGCTGATTTCGGTAGTGGGTGTGTTGGCTCAGACACGCCACCTCCCTTAGGGAGGTCGCGAGGAATGTGTTGCTGCTTTAAGCAAACACCGTACTACGCTCTAAGAGCCTAGTTTAGACCTCGCTGAAGGTGAATAAGCACATCTAGAAGCCGCTGCAGCATAAGCTGCTTTGGAATGCTCAGTTGGTATTCAGTAGAATCTCTTGAGTGCGCTGAAGGGAACAAATTTCAAATTTAATGCCTATCACGCTCACATGTCATTATCCTCTTCCGCCTGCTTTGAAAGCGGGAGGTTGAGTGGTGGCAAGTAAGCTTACGTTACTCAGGAATTCCGTGAATGGATTTCGAATCCGTTACAGTTCGCCGGTCAGATAGAGTTACCTCTTTATGGCCCGATCTACTGGAACGCTGGGGATTTCCCCTTCTAGGTAAGACCTTAGTGTGCATAATTCGATCCTATCGATGAAGACTTAGTCTCCAAAATAGTTGAGAAATGCGCCAAATTGTCTTTCGCAGCACAAACAAATAAGTTAATCTCTCTGTTGTTTATTACAGAGACGGCTAAAGGTTTACTCCTTGTTCCTCGAAGGTTCTAAGAACCCGAAAGGATAGGATTCCTTGTCTTTTGGTGGGCATGTATGGAACTCATTAAGAGTGGCATACTGATCTAGGAAATGCAGAATGTAACATTCGTTCCCGGATCCAGCAAACTTCCGCAATGCAGACGGTTCGCTGTGCCTGAGCCAGGCAACAAGGTTAGGATAGTGACTATGACGCATGCGTCATTATCATTATTCCTGTAACCCTTCAGTCATTAGATGCTCCAGATTCTCAAATAAGACGAGAATCTTTCTGCTGGTGTTGAGCGGGCCTACCAGGCTTGGCAGTGGTACGTACGTTTGAGATAACGTAAGACCAAGGCTTTCTCCAAAGAAGACGGATATTTAATATCCGGCGACTACGAAGAAGCCACTGACCATGTTTGCTGGCGACGATCTAAGATCCTAATCACAGAGTATTTAAAATAACTCGGATTAGCCTCACATTATAACTTATGCTGTGTGGATATTCTGTTGTCACCTAGGTATTTCCCCCCTGTTTATAATAAAAAGGGAGAGATCATCGACGAGGAGTTTGAAACTACCCGCGGTGCCCTAATGGGAGAACCTGGAACAAAGATTATCTTGACAATTTGTACTAAAGTTGCTGAAACCTTGGCACGCCAATTAAGTAAACTTCCGTACAACCCGTTCTTTTAAAGTGCGGGCGACGATCAATTAACTGTTGGCTCGGAGGAGCTGTATAAGAACCTCTGGCTTGCAGCAGAAATGTGTGGTTTAAAACCTTCGAAAGAGAAGTTCGGTTGCTTCAAACTTGCTACAATGTATTGCGAATAAATCGTTACATATGGTAGGTTTGATCGGGCTCAGCCCGAAAAGTTTCCCGATTCTGCACTTGTTGATATTATCAAAGTGCGGCTTCTCTCTCCTGAGTCGAAATCCGGGGCGGTCAATGAAGGAGACCATGCCCTTGAATAAGATTTCAACCCCATTTGGGGTAAGGCTAGGGATCTGGAAAATATGATGAGGTATAACCCTTTGAGTGCAGCATCTAAGATGCTAATCTAGAAGTCATTCCTTGTCTCATTTTCTAAGATCTTTCCATACATTACCCGTCCATGTTTATGGATGTTGAGAGTACCCAAGTTATTTGGTGGTCTCGGTTTAGACTTTTCACTTAGTGACGAGTTTAAAACTCCCGACTGGCATAGACAACTTGTGTACAACTACCTTCATGGCGATTTATACGCTTCATATATTTCTGGGATTTGCCTTAAAGGCATATCAGTAGCTAAGCTATTTGATAGGGGTGTTTCCTAAAAATAAGTGAAGACTGGTAAACTTGCGACACTACTTCGCATCATCTCTTAGAGATAATATTCTTTAATGTTTAAGGATCCAGTCACGCAAAAGTTCGACTTTGTAAAAAGTCCACTTGTAATTCGCCTTTCTTCCATTGAATCTTTGATGATGAAATATTAATTAATCCCACCTCACGAAGGTTAATGGAAACCCAATCTTAGATAGAGAATTTAAACTCTTGAGAAAGCTGGTTGTATGACCTTGGATAGCTTTGTATAAGCTATCTAGGCATCCAATTAATGGTCAACCTATTGGCTTGAACCTGTTATACAGGAATCAAAGCCCAACATGTTGTCAATAACTAAGCGTTTGAAACGCGCAGCCAGAGCCTTAAGAGAATTAAATTACCCTAACTTACTCG